ACTCTTATGAAGACTCTGCTCGATGCAAACAAAGACTTCGTAGAAATGTCTACGAAAAAGAAGTATGCTAAAGAAGAAAAGATGGGTCCTAAAGAAGCCGCCCAGACTAACGTCACGAACAATAATCTGATACTCTCGACTGCTGATCTTCTTAAAATGTTAAAGGGTGACTAATGAGTAAAACATACCACTTATATGTGAAAACTCACAATGCAACCGGCCTAAAATATCTAGGCCAGACGTCACAAGATCCAATAATATATAAAGGGTCTGGAAAATATTGGTTGCAGCATATAAAAAAACATGGATACGATGTTTCTACTGAAATACTTTTATCAACAAATGATAAATCTGAGTTAATTGAAGCTGGGGAAGCTTATAGTAAGAAATTTAATGTCGTAGATTCTAAAGAGTGGGCCAATCTTATAGAAGAAAAAGGGCCTGGCGGATCTTTCGCGGGTAGAAACCATTCTGAAAAAACTAAAAAAATGTGGAGTAAAAAAAGAAAAGGAATTTGCTCACACAACGGCTTTTCTGAGAAAGGCATTGAAAATATAAGAGCTGCTAATAGTAAACCTAAAACAGAAGATCATAAAAGAAAATTGAGCGAGTCTCTATCTGGAAAAACATATGAAAAACTTGGGCGTAGACATCTAACTGCAGAAGAAAGAGAAAAAATATCTGCTAGTAAAAGAGGGAAACCTAGATCAGAAGAAACCAAAGCAAAACTTCGGGAAGCAACTAAAAAACAATGGGAGAAAATGAAAGAGGTCTCTTATGTCTGAAGGATATTTGGGAAATATTCATTTGAAGAAAACTGGCGAACCTATTGAGTGGACCGCAGATCTCATTAAGGAATATATGAAATGCGCAGAGGATCCAGTTTATTTCGCAAAGAAGTATATTAAGATCGTTCACGTCGATAGAGGTCTCATACCTCTTGAGATGTACGAGTATCAGAAAGAGATTGTTGAGAAGATAACGAACAACCGTCGACTCGCTGTTCTAACCGCTCGCCAGTCTGGTAAAACGACAACTGCTGTGGCTGTGATCCTTCACTATATTCTCTTTAACGAGTTTAAGACTGTTGCAATTCTCGCAAATAAAGGTGACGCCGCGAGAGAAGTTCTTGCACGTATTAAACTTGCATATGAAGCTCTACCTAAGTGGCTTCAACAAGGTATCGAAGAATGGAACAAAGGTAACATCGCTCTAGAGAACGGATGTAACGTTCTTGCTGGCACTACATCTTCGTCTGCTATTCGTGGTAAGTCTGTGAACTTCCTCTATCTAGACGAAGTCGCGTTCATTGAAGGATACGACGAGTTCTTCGCGTCGGTCTATCCTACTATCTCGTCAGGCGAGTCTACAAAGCTTCTAATGACGTCTACGCCAAATGGATTAAACCACTTCTGGAAAACTTGTAAGGGAGCCGAGGAAGGAACTAACGGTTACGAATATGTTAAAGTTATGTGGTATGACGTTCCTGGCAGAGACGAAAAGTGGAGACAAGAAACTATCGAGTCGTTGGATCACGACGAAGAGAAGTTCAATCAAGAATATTGCTGTCAGTTCCTCGGTTCTTCGGGTACTCTTATATCTGGTGCAAAACTAAAGGATCTTGCATACTCAATACCACTATATGCAAACGAAGGTCTTTATCAATACGAAAAACCGATTGGAAATCACATATACATAATGACGGTCGACGTATCGCGTGGTAAGGGTCTTGACTACTCAACGTTTAACGTGATAGACGTAACATCCATGCCTTATAAACAGGTGTGCACCTTTAGAGACAACTATGTCTCTCCGGTTGACTTTGCTGCCGTCATATATAGAGTTGGAACCGCATATAACGGTGCTCTATGTCTTACTGAGATTAATGACATTGGCGCTCAGGTATCTGACACTCTTGTCATGGATTTTGGTTATGAAAATATGTTATACACAGAGAATAATGGCCGTGAAGGAAAGAGAATTTCTAACGGCTTTGGAAAAGTAACCGACACCGGAATTAGAACTACAAAATCTGTAAAATCGGTTGGGTGTTCTATGCTTAAACTTTTAATTGAGCAGGATCAGTTACTCATTAGCGATTTCGAGACAATACAAGAGTTGTCGCGTTTCTCTAAGAAACGCAACTCATACGAAGCAGAACCTGGGGCTCACGACGACTTGGTTATGAACCTTGTTCTTTTTGCATGGTTAACGAGTCAGGGATACTTTAAAGAAGTCACAGATATAAATACACTGAGTAAGCTGAGAGATAAGACAGAAGAACAACTCAACGACGATCTTCTTCCGTTCGGCTTTATTGACATCGGTGATGAACTGCAAACTTCTCAGTGGAACCCAGTGAAGAGTTGGATGTAAATCATTGTTTTTATAAATAGACTAAGAACCTGATTGAAACATCTAATCACACAAAGGAGAAAAATATGGTTTTTTCTGTAAGTCCATCTGTCATAGTTAGAGAAGTGGACGCCACCGCAGTAATTCCAGCAGTTGCGACTCCTCCTGCCGCAATCGCTGGTGTATTTCGCTGGGGTCCAACTAACGAACGCATCTTAGTTACATCAGAAGACGAGCTTGCTGCTCGTTTTGGAAAACCTTTCGCAAACACAACGTGGCAGAACCACGAAACATTTTTTGCCGCAGCTGACTTCCTATCATATTCGAACGCGCTCTATGTGACTCGCGTATCTTCGGTGTCAGCGGCCACAGCAACTGATACTTACTTCTCCGCGAAACACGCCGGCGAAATTGGTAACAGCATTGAAGTTGCTATTACTTCATCAGCTTCTTTTTCTGACGTGCTTGCAGAAGTTGGCGACGCAACTGGTACATTTGCGTTTAATTCGAACTCATTAAATCTATCACTCAATCTTGCAATTACGACAGCTCCACAAATAAATGACATCATTCGTGTTGGTAATCCTACGATAGGTTATCAAGATCTCGTCGTGTCTAACTATGTGGACAACGCCGCGAATAGCGCTCCATTTACTTACGATATAAGTTTTGAAAACAGATATACTCTAGCTGAAACTGATATGGAAGAACTTAGCTTTGAAAGAAGATGGGGATATTCTAATCAAGTAAGCGCGGCACCTGCAAACAACACTCTTGTTCATATCGCAGTTGTTGATAGGCTAGGCGGGTTTAGCGGTACCGTAGGATCTATTCTTGAACTATACGAGAACGTATCAATTTCTCCATCCGCAAAACTTCCAGACGGAACTACAAACTACTACGTTGACATATTGGCAAACCGTTCCGCATATATCAAAGCAATTGGGACCGATGCTGCACTAGGTGATAACATCCCATCCGCTGCGCTCACAGGAACGTTTGCATCTCCAATATATGAAGAATTCGCTGGCGGTAATGACGGCGATGGAGAAGCAGCAATTTCTCTTGGAAGAATTAGCCAAGGTTATGATCTTTACAAGGATCCTAATGAAGTTGATATCTCCGCACTTATAACAGGTAAGTCAACAAGTTCTAACCTTGCAAACTATCTAACGCAGAACATAGCAGAGTCACGTAAAGACTGTGTCGTGTATGCATCTCCAACCTATGCCAACGTCGTAACTCCTGCCAATCCAACGGATAAGATGAATAACGCTATTACATTTAGAAATAGCTGCACATCGTCATCCTATCTTGTGATTGATACTGGATATAAGTATCGTTACGACAAGTATAACGATACATACCGCTGGGTTCCGCTTAACGGTGACATCGCAGGTCTTTCAGCACGTATAGAATCTTGGGAATCTCCAGCAGGATACAAACGTGGTGTTATCAAGAATGTTGTAAAGCTTGCGTTCAATCCAAATAAAGCACAGAGAGATCAGCTATACGGAAACGACATCAATCCAGTTATTTCTCAGGTTGGCCAAGGTGTTCTTCTATTCGGTGATAAGACTGCTCTTGGAACTGCAACAGGAAGCGCATTCACTCGCATCAACGTTCGTAGACTCTTTATCACCGTTGAGAAAGCAATCGCAACTGTGGCTGCTTCGTTCCTCTTTGACTTCAACGACGAATTCACTCAGACTCAGTTTAAAAACTTGGTCGAGCCATTCCTTCGTGACATTCAAGGAAGAAGAGGTATCATAGACTTTAGAGTCGTCTCTGATGCTACAGTAAATACACCAGACGTAATCGACCGTAACATCTTTAGAGGCAACATCTTCATTAAGCCAGCGCGTTCAATCAACGTTATCGAGCTTACATTTGTTGCAACTAGAACTGGTGTAGAATTCGATGAAATCGTTGGTCAGCCACTCTAATAAATAAAGAAAAAGGAGTATAAACATGGCCTTCAATATAAACGAATTCAAATCACAACTAGTAGGAGGAGGAGCGAGACCATCGCTCTTCCAAGTCCAAAT